CACACTAAGTGCTACAGTTAATGCACAAGGTCAATTATCTGCGTTATCTGCTCAAGCAATTTCTATTGCGCCTAGTCAAATTAATGCCACAATTCCTAATTCTGGGCTAACAAATAGCTCGATTACAATAAATGGCACGAATATTGCATTAGGTGGTAGCGCAACGATTACGGCTAATACTCCTAATGCTTTAACAATAGGTACAGGTTTATCTGGCACAAGTTTTAACGGCTCTGCACCAGTTACCATTGCAATTGATTCTACTGTTATTACATTGACAGGAACGCAGACCTTAACTAATAAAACGCTGACAAGTCCTGTAATTAGCACAATTAGCAATACAGGCACATTAACATTACCAACAAGCACAGATACATTGGTTGGTCGTACAACTACAGACACATTAACAAATAAGTCTATATCTGGCTCAACGAATACGCTAACAAACATTGGTAACGGTTCGTTGACTAACTCAAGTATTACGATTGGCTCTACTTCTATCAGTTTAGGTTCGACTGCATCCACGTTGACAAGCGTAACGATGGCAACACCAACCATATCAAGTTACGAAACTTATACTGCTGTTTCTGCCCCTTCTTACAATGCAGGCCGTTTATGGTACGACAGCACACAAAATGCTTTAGCGTATTACAACGATGTAACAAACAATACGTTACACATTGGCGAAGAAATCCAATTAAAGGTATATAACAACACAGGCTCGCAAATTAATGTAGGTCAGCCTGTTTATGTGACATCAACCAGTAGTGGGTACACTTATCCTAACGTAGCTCTAGCGATTGCAAACAGTTTAACAACAGGCAATGTGATTGGTTTAGCAAATCAAAACATTCCTAATGGCACAGCAGGGTATGTAACAACAATTGGCCTAGTTCAAGGTGTTAATACAGGTAGTTATACAGTAGGCGATACGCTTTATTTGTCACCTTATTCTGCTGGTTATTATCAAAATACCATTCCACCAACAGGATATGCGATTAAATTAGGTACGGTTGCTTATGTTAATTCAAGTAACGGTGCAATTTACGTTAATAAGAGCATTTTAACGGTACAGGCTGGCAATATTAACGGTCAGGTATCATTATCAAACGGTGGCACAGGAGCTAATTTAACGGCATCTGCTGGCTCTGTTGTGTATTCTACGGCAAGCGCATTAGCGTTATCAGCAGTAGGCTCTACAGGGCAAGTATTAACGTCTAACGGCACATCTGCACCGACTTGGTCAAATAACGCAGCAACAGTTAGTGTTACAGACGATACATCGAGCAATACAACAGAATATATTACGTTTGCACGACAGACAACTAGCACGATTAATACGCTGTATACAGCTAGTACACAAGTTAAATTTAATCCAAGCACAGGTATATTCCAAGCGCCTATATTTAGTGGATCAGGCGCAAACTTAACATCTATTCCTAACGGTGCTTTAACTAACTCAACCATTTCAGGAATATCGCTTGGTTCTAATCTTGCAGCTTTAACCATTGGAACAGGCTTATCTGGAACATCCTATAACGGCTCAACAGGTACAACAATAGCGTTGGCGAATACTGCAGTTACAGCAGGTTCATATACTAATACCAATATTACAGTTGATGCACAAGGTAGAATAACGGCAGCGTCTAATGGCACAAGTGGTGCAACAATAACACCTACTACAAGTAATGCAACATATTACATTGTAGGTACAACATCAACGTCCGGTTCGTTATCTACAGCTTATATTTCAAATACGAATAGCGTTAATTACAACGCAAATACAGGCGATACAACATCCCCACAATTAGTTGCAAGCAATGGACTTTACATAAATTCTAATGCTATTGCTACAAGTTATACAATAGGAACTGGCTATAATGCTGTATCTGCTGGCCCAATAACAGTAAATTCTGGTGTAACCGTAACAGTAGCAACTAACTCATCTTGGAGTGTCGTATGAGTCTTATTCTTGATGGAACTAATGGTATTACATCACCTACACCTTTGGCAGTAACAAGTGGTGGAACAGGCGTTACAACAAGTACAGGCACAGGATCAACGGTTTTTTCAACAAATCCTGTATTTTCAAATAGTATTAGCACACCAAATACTTTTGGATTTAAAAACAGATTTATAAACGGCAAGTTTCAAATAGCTCAACGTGGGACAAGTGGTACGGCAGGTAATGGATTGCCAACAACAACTGCGACTTATCCATCAGTAGATAGATGGTTTGCTTATTACACAGGCGCAGCCGTTACTGTTGCTCAAGTTGCAGGTTCAGGAAATAACAAAAATTTAATTCAAGCTACAGGTGCAGCAAGTGTAACTGCAATTGGTATTGGACAAAGAATTGAGGCAGTTAATTGTTATGATTTAGCAGGGCAAACTGTAACCTTATCTGCTAGTATTGCAAATTCACTTTTAACTACGGTGACTTGGACTGCATATTACGCAGGTTCTACAGATGTATGGACAAGTTCTACGCAAATTGCAACAGGTACATTTACAGTAAGTTCTACATTAACTACTTATTCAACACAAATTTCTATTCCTAGTGCTGCAACAACAGGATTACAAATCATATTTAGCGTTGGAGCGCAAACAAGTGGGACATTCCAAATTGGTAATGCTCAATTAGAATTAGGTTCTATTGCAACACCATTTGACCAAAGAAGTTATGGAACTGAATTGCAATTATGCCAAAGATATTGTTATGTCAATATACCAAACGCAACTGGATCAAATAATACTTTTTTAGCTCAAGGATTTTTTTCTTCTTCAACAGCTGCTTTAATTGGATTTCCTTTATCGGTTAATTTAAGAGTAGTTCCAGTTTTTACTTATACTGCAAGTGTTGGAAATTTTTATGTATTTAATGCAAGTGGTTCTTATAGTGCTTTAACATCATTATCAATAAATTCTGTTTCTGGTTCTCAATTTATATTATTAAGTGTTGGATTTGCATCAGGTGGAACTCTTGGTCAAAGTTGTTTTATTTTAAGTGACAATACTAAAACAGCTTTTCTTATTTTCTCAGCGGAGTTATAAATGAGTGTAAATATTTCAGGTTCTAATGGCGTATTACGCAGTTTAGATTATCAAACTCCTGCTACATTATTTACTTATACAATTATTGCTAATTCGCAAGGTGTTATATTAAATCCATCAGGAACTTTAGCGGTTGGCACAGTTACTATGCCAGCAAGCCCTTCTGACGGTATGACAATTACAATAGCGACTACGCAGACAATTACATCGCTAACTTTACTTGGAAATACAGGGCAAACGGTGTCAAATGCCATAACAACGCTATCTGCTGGCACGGCAGTCTCTTATTATTACCGTTTATCTAATACAACTTGGTACAGGGTAGGTTAATGTTTGATTGGAAAATAACTAAAATTTCTACAGAAAAGGATGCAATTGTTCACGCACATTATGTGTGTAAGTTGATTAATGATCCGTATGAGGTTGCAACAGAAGGAAACTGGTATTTTTCAGATAAAATTATTAAAAAGCCATTAGAAGAAATAAAAGAGCAAGACATTGCAGATTGGATAGAAAAAGAATCTATGCAAAATGGCGTAAGTGCAATAAAATTAAGGTTAGAGGAACAGATGCAGTCATTACAAAGCGATCAAACTGTGAATTTACCCTGGCTGCCAAAAACATTCAAACTTAAGGATTAAATCATGGGTCAAATTGTCTTTCAAGCAACGCTAGGTGGCCAAACTGCATTAGTTGGTCAAAATACTGCATCTAGCTTTTCTTTAAATCTACCATTAGCAAGTGACACGCTTGTAGGTAAAGCCACTACTGATACTTTTACAAACAAAACGATTAGTGGTTCAAGCAATACATTATCCAATATTGGTAATTCAGCATTAACTAATTCAAGTTTAACAATTGGTTCTACTGCAATTTCATTGGGTGCAACAGCATCAACAGTTTCTGGCTTAACTTTAACCAGTCCAACAATTAATACTGCTACATTAAATAGTTATACAGCACCAAATTCGACTAATTCAACAACTTTTGGATTTAAGAATCGTATTATAGACGCTGGTTTTATTGTTAATCAAAGAAGTTATACGTCAGGAACTGCGTTATCATCAGGATCTTATGGACACGATAGATGGAAAGGTGGTGGAAGTGGTGGAACTTATACATTTACGCAAAGCTCTCTTGGAGTTCCAATTCAAATAACAATAACTGCTGGCTCAATTCAACAAGTAATTGAAGGTTGTAATTTGCCAGAAGGTGGAACTTATGTTTTGTCTTGGGCTGGATCAGCTCAAGCGTCAATTAACGGTGGAACCGCAGGATCAAGTCCATTAACAGTTACTGGCACAACTGCTGGTGCTAATATGACAATTCAATTTAATACTGGAACAGTTCAATATCCTCAACTTGAAGTAGGAACAAACGCTACTAACTTTGACTATAGACCGTATGGGACTGAGTTTGCGTTGTGTCAGAGGTATTATCAAGTAATGAATCCTATTTCTGTATTTAGTTATTTTAGTGGTGCATCACAATCACTTATTCAAAACTTTAATTTTCCTGTAACTATGCGTGCCGCCCCTACAGTTACTATTACATCAAACGGCACAACTTCTAATTTTTCAAGTATTGGAACTTTAGGAACAACTGTAAATGGTACATCAATTCAAGTCGTTGGTGCTGGTGCAGGACAAGGTGGCTGTTATAACGCTGTTGGCAATGCCGCTATTGAACTATAAGGACAATAATGTATAAATTAATTAATGAAAATATGGTTAAGCGTTTATCAGACAACGCTTACATTCCTAAGGATGAAGCAAACACAGACTACCAAGCATACCTAGCGTGGCTTGCAGAAGGCAATACACCTTTACCAGCGGATAATACATAATGGCTCAACCGTTTGATATAATATCTCGTGCATTAAAAGACATTGGTGCTTTAGAAGCAGGTGAAAATCCTACGCCTGAAGCGGCACAAGATGCTTTTGATATGCTAAACGATTTAATTGATCAATGGTCAAACGAATCAATGATGGTGTCATATAAGACTGAGATTGTTTATCCTATTGTAAGTGGACAGACACAGTATACAATCGGCCCTGGTGGGCAAATTGGCGCAGTATTTACAGGTTCTATTTCAGGCAATATTTTAACTGTTACAGCAATTTCAAGCGGTGCTATAGCACTAGGTATGACACTTAGTGGAACAGGAATTGCAAATAATACAACGATTGTAGCTTTCCAATCAGGCGCAGGTAATAACATCAATGAAGCTGGCACATATACCCTTAACAATTCTCAAGCAGTTTCATTTACAACAATTAATGCGTATTATCAAAGACCACTCTCGATTAATAGTGCTTTTGTGCGTATTAACACTAATAGCAACGGTCAGCCAATTGTTAATGGTGGACTTGATTATCCAGTCGCTATTCTAAACGTAGAAGATTATGAAATGATTGGTTTAAAGACATTATCAGGGCCTTGGCCTAAAGCTCTTTATTATCAGCCAAGCGAAACACTAGGCAATATTTATGTATGGCCTAATCCATCTCAAGGTGAAATGCACATCTTTGCTGACACATTGTTTGCAAGATATAACTCAATTAACGATCCTATTGTGCTTCCACAAGGCTATTCAATGGCTCTCAGATGGTGTTTAGCAGAACGTCTAATGCCTATGTATGGTAAAGCATCACAAACGCAAATAGCAATGATTAACGCATACGCAGCACAAGCAAAAGCAACAATTAAACGTACAAACATGAAACC